TTTCAGAGTAGAGCTGATTAAATACAACGTTTGTTTTTAAAGCCGCCACACCGGTATTACATGACTCAATAACACAGTTGTCAAATTGAACATCTGTTTGGTTGTCGTAGAATTCACCTACTTGACGTAAAGAATTGAAATAGCACTTTTCAAATGATATCGTGGTCCCAAGTATGTTATTACCTGCTGTTCTAACACCATAACCATAGTACCAGTTTACAAAGAAACAGTTTTCAAACCTAGCAAAAACCTCACCACTAAGCTGTAGCATTGCCTCAGTTGTATTTGAGCAGCCGATGGCACAGTTTGTCATACGAGCATAAAAGCTTGATGTACCTGAAGTTGTAGAGGCTTTTATTACTCCCTGCCATGTGGTACTAAACACACCCGTAGAAGATCTACCATCAAAACAGATATTTGTAAGAGTCAAACCACCAGACCCATCAACTGTGTCAGGCTGGTCAAACAGGTAGCCTGTTACAGTATTACAGCGAATGCGTACTGGGTATTTGTCAAAGTCATTAGTGAATATATTGTCTCCACAAACACCTTGCAGAGCAATGTTACCTGTGTAGGTTAAGGGGGCTGTAACATTAAGCTTACCTTCAACATAAACAGTGCGGGTTCCATCTGCAATTGAAGCATTAATAGCTGATTGTACTGCTGTCGTGCAGTCATAGGTGGAGGTTCCAGCCTTAAGCGCTGCCCACTCGGTTCTGGGGATGTACTTAAAAACTCTACCGTCATACACAGCATCGTTAACATCATTTAGCCATTCGGCTGTTACCACAGTCTGTTGGTCTACAAAAGTTGTATCAGCCATTATGTTTTCCTTTGTAATGTAAACATGTTAAGAAACTCCCATGTTTATGTTAACCTCTATTGCAGATATTCTGAATGGTAGGTTGTCGGTGTAGGTTAGCTTAAAAGCCCTGTCGTTGAACGCACCTAGCTGCACTATGGCGGGCTTACCCGAGTTGATGTTAACTGCACGAGCTGTTGAGAACGTCTGGTAATCATCGTCTGACCAGCTAATGTTTAACAAGCTGTCTACTGATGGCCTGTCACAAATAGGGATGAGTCTACCCATTGCCTTCTCATAGTTGCTACCAAAGTCTTCGTTAGGTGTTGTTATGGTACATGTGAAGTTCACACCGCTGTCTTGATAAACCGTGTCAGAGAACCTGTAAACAGCTCTGTCGCCTGCTAAAGTGAACAATGTTCTTGTTGTTGACTTTGTTGTTAAGGACAAAGCATGCTGTAGAGGAAAGCTAGTTGTTGAAGCCCCATACGTCCATTTATGCCAAAGACCAGTTTCAAGCTCCATAACCCAAGTCTGAGCACTTGTGTACAAGACGTAGAACTCACGTCCGTACATAGACACAATGTTACCTCTAAGGGCTGTTTTGTACGTAACATTTAAGCTAGCTAGGTGCTGCCTAAGAGGCTCATGGCCCATAGGAGTTATCTTCATTTCCTCAAGCATAAACACCTCAGGTCCTGCATTGTTCTGGTTGCCTACAAAATACACCTTGTTACCCTGCCGGGCAAAGCCACCAAGATAGCCACAAAGCTTAACCGGCGTGTCGTTACGTTGCAGGGGGCTACCTGTAGCCACACCTGCATCCCAGAAATACTCGAGGCTGCTTCCGCCCATAGCTACGAGGTAGTTGTTTAACCTTGTAAGGTAGTACAGCTCGTCAGCTAAGATCTCAGCCGTTATGAAGTCACCTGGAGTTACCAACAAAGGATTGTCTAGGTTGCTATTGTAAATGTCTCCTGTTCCTGCTTTCACAACAAACAAGTAACCGTCTAGGTAAACAGGAGTAGGCTCATGCACTGGGTAGCCTGAGCTGGCAGCAACCGCATTGGCTGAATCTATGGTAACTAGGGTTGTCCCATCAGTAGCAACAACACGTAGAGTACCAGCAGCATACTGGAAAAGATCAAAGCCGACATCTGAAGTACCAGCAGCAAAGACGTTGGTTAGAGTGGTTATCAGAGCATCTGTGGTTGAGTTGTAAATGTAGATGTCCCTGTTGATGCAAACATAGTACTTGGTTTGCTCTACCCACTTGAACGTGCCACGAACTTCACTAGAGCCTACGGCAGCCGTTACCGTGGAGGAACCAGCTCTCTTGATAATGTCAATGAAGTTTTCTTGTGTTGTTTTGTTTTGTAGAAAGCTGGGGAACACATTAACATAGTTGTTATCTTTATTGCTCCCGTGGACTCCACGAGAATTAATCTCCTTGAACAAAGGCACTTGCTTTGTCTGGTAGGTGCTTTCTTGTGGTTTCCTAGTAGCCATTAGTACCTCCGCTCAGGGGCAAAGTAAATAGAAGATTCGTCTGTACCAAAGCTCAAGGCCGTAGCTTCATGTTGAGCTGCTTCTTGCATAAGCATTGCCCTGTCAGACAAGGGAACTGAGAACTCAGGAGCAAGAGACGCAGCTAGTTTATAAATGATTGTTTGATGCCACTCCTTTGGAAAGTCTAACGTCTCGCCCGAGGCTGTAAAGTCTTCAAAAGGACGCTGATATACAAGCTTAACCGTCTTGGTAGAAGCAGCTGTTGCATCAGGTGTAGGCCAAATACGAATCTCACCTTTGTTAATCTTTGGTTGGTAGTACAATTGTACAGGAGTTCCGCTACTTTGACTAGAGTACATACGATTGTATTCGTAAACACTTTGTATTTCAATTGGTATTGGTGAGCCTGTGGAGTCTACCAAAACAGCCTGCGAGATCTTTAAAGGAAATGGGGTATTTAAAGCCTGCCCTACCCCAATGTTGTACACAGATTGACCAGACACAAGACTGAAGGTGTATTCATTACGTGCCCACAGAGGCATCCCAATGGCCTGTAGCTGGGCTATAATTGCGTTAAGGGCCTCCGCCCCATTGGTGTAGTCTACAGCGTCTGGTGTGGCATTCTTGTCATACCTAGCCAGCTTACGGATAGCAGCTGCTATTAGTTGATTGCGGGTTAACTCCCAAGTAGTGCTTCCTGAAGTTGTCATAGGTAGTCCTTAGTTTATCTAGATGTAATTACGGTAGTTGTATGTACCAAAGGTAGCCCTGGGCAGATAACCAGCAGTCCAGCAGCCAGCAACAGCAAACCCAGGAATGCTTGTTTTACCCTCGATTGTACATACCTCAATAAACACATCGTTGGGCTCTCTAACGAATGGAACAGACGTATCCTCTTTAGGCACTCTAATGGTTAGCTGGGGATGCTTTGTTTCAAAGTCTTTATTACAGACAATAAGGCCATCCCACCGCTTCTTAACCTCCGTGTTTTGGAAACGGAAGCCACAGACATCACAGATGACACTCCACGTCCCTACACGGTATTTACTCATCGACTATCTCTCCTAACTTTAAGCAGCTGGTCTAAGCGCTCCCAAAGCTCCGACTTAAAATCACGAAAGTCGTCTTTGTACAGAACGCGATCCTTGATTTCGTTTTGTTGTTGCTCTAGATCCCTAAACTTAGCCTGCGTACTATTTACTGTATTAGCTAAAAAGAACATAATAACTCCTGTGAGTCCATTGACGATAAACAAGACGGTTGTGATATCCATAGTAACTCCATACAATTAACTACCTATGATTGATGTCAAAAGCTCTCCGTAAACCCTGCCTTGATCCGTGTAGCCTGGAGCTGTACGGTGATGAGCATCAAGTTCGTAGCCAATTGCGTTGGTAGCCGCCCAGCTTACCCATTCTCTTTGCATGTCAACAAACGGAGCATTAAATTTAGCAGCAACAAGCTTTGCTTCTGCAGCAATACCGTCTGAAACTCCGTTAAGGTAGTTGGCACTAGAGCCATTACCACCTGTAGATATAATTACATCACCGTAGTTGTTGCAGATGTTTGCAATGTAGGTGAGGTCAGTGTTGTAAGTTGCACGAGCTGTAGCAGCAATGACGTCATTAATTGACAAGCCAATGATGGTGCAATCGGGTGCAATGAAAGGGTAGAAACCCATACCATCCCAAGGATTGACAACCGCTGCAAAGTCAGAGCATTTAGCAGCACAGAAGGCAGCGTTCATTACCAATATCGACGGTACAGTTGAATCCCAAGCAAGCAT